ATTCGATTGTTACCCCGTCGAAGCATGGTGGTCGTGGTATGTCTAATGATTTGGTTGTTATTGATGAAGCGTTGGCGCACGATATGGAAGTTTTGGCAGCGTTGCAACCGACGTTGGCTACGCGTGAGAATGGCCAGTTGTGGTTGGTGTCGAATAGTGGTAATGAGAATTCTGTGTTGTTGTCGCATTTCCGTAACTTGGGTCATTCACAAATGGATGATGATGACTCTAGGTTGGCGTGGTTTGAATGGTCACCGAAGGAAGATAAGTTTGACCACCTGGATTCTAAAGTGTGGCGGCAAGCGATCCCGTCGTTGGGGCAACCTGGTGGGGTGACGTTGACGGCGGTTCAAGAAGCCGCGAATGGTGATCCGGCTACTTTTGTGCGGGAATGGTTGAACGTGTGGCCTTCTAAAGAATCTGTCCAGGTCATTGATACTGAGCAATGGGATTATTTGTTTAATGAGAATGTGGTGCTTGGTAACCATATTGTGTTGGGGGTTGATATTAGTCGTGAACGACATAAAGCAGCGATCGTGGCTAGCGGAAAGGTTGGGAACCTTACACCGCTTGAAGTGGTGGAAGCGAAAGACGGTACATCTTGGTTGCTACCTAGGCTCATTGAGTTGGCTACTAAATGGCGGTCACCCGTTGCTGTTGATGCTGGTGGAGCAGCAGCGACCATCATCCCGTATTTGGAGCAGCAGAAAATTCATGTTATCCCTATTGGATTACGAGAATATGCTAGAGCGTGCGGTGATTTTTACGATGCGGTACAGGCTCGGACAATTACACATCTCGGCGATAATTTATTAAAAGAAGCCATCATGGGTTCAAGTAAACGACCACTAGGTGATGCTTGGGCATGGTCACGACAAGGAACCACAAACACTACGCCTTTGGTTGCTGCAACATTGGCACGATGGGGCGCGATAGCGCAAGAACAAATAAAAGAACCGATAAGGAGTAAAATTTTCTAATGGTCGCATTACTGATTCAAGTCATCGGCGCGGTACTATTGACACTAGCCGGTTTTACTATCTCTACACCTATTGGCTTAACCGTTGGCGGTCTAGTCGCTTTAGCGTTTGGGATAGCCTTAGAAATCCGAAAGGTTTAAGTTGCTTGCGCGCCTATTAAAACGATCCGCAGCCTATCAATCAGGGTTAGTTCAATTCCCTAACGGCTACGTTAACTCTCTCGGCATGATTGGCCGATACCCGCTTGACTCTACCGCTGGCGTTTATGTTACTGAGGAAAACTCTCTAGGAATCCCTGCCTTATGGCGTGGTATTTCCATGATTTCAGATGCTATCGGTGGCCTACCATTACACGCTTATCGTGATACTGAAATGGTGACACCAACGCCACCGATTTTATCTCGCCCAAACCCACCCGAAACCCGCGTGGAAACCATCAGCGGAATGGTTGTCTCACTTATTGTTTACGGTAATTATTTCGCGGTATTAGGTGAGCCAGGCTATAACGGTTATCCAGATATGTTCCATCCCGTTAACCCTGCCCGCGTAAAAGCAAACTATAAAGACGGTCAATTAACTTACATGATTGATGACCGTTCCTATTCACGTCAAGAAATCATGCACATTAAAAACTTTGCTTTACCTGGCGAAATTTTTGGGCGTGGCATCATTTCCAGCCAACGCACCGGCCTAGGTATTCAAATCGCTATGCAAAACTATGCCGCTAACTATTTCAACGGCGGTACCGTTCCAAGCGTTAAAATCAAATCCGATAACCCAGATTTGACTCAAGAGGAAGCCGATGCACTCAAGTTAGCGTGGTTGCGTCAATATGGTTCAGGTTCACGCGAACCCGTCGTTTTCAATGCCAGCACGGATGCTGAAGTGATGAACGATAACGCTCAAGAATCTCAACTTATTGAACAGCGAACCTTTGGCATCATTGAAGCCGCCAATATGTTAGGAATCCCATCCAGTTATTTAGGTGCCACTAATTCCAGCCGCACCTATGCCAACGTTGAGCAAGAAAACCTACAATTTGTGCGCTGGACTTTACAGCCACTCATTAGCCGTATCGAGCAAAGCCTCAGCGACTATATTCCACGCGGTCAAATCGCCCGATTCAACATAGACGGGCTACTGCGTTCAGATACGCTGACCAGATATCAAGCCCACCAAATCGCGTTACAAAACGGCTTTATGACCATTGATGAAGTACGCGCCCATGAATACCGCGATCCTCTCAATAATGATGAGGATCAGCCAGAAATCTACCAAACAGGAGTTAACGAAAGTGACGTTTGAAAACCGCGCATTTGAACCCCTAGATTTAGAAATCCGATCCGGTTCAGACGGACGCACCATCACCGGCATCGTCGTACCCTACAACTTTGAGCAACGCATCCACGCTGGCTTAACTGAAGTATTTAGAAAAGGTGCATTTGCTGACGTAGTACGCGCAGCACATAGGGTAAAACTTCTAATCGGTCACGATACCCGCAAAATGCCCATAGGTCGCGCCACCCTATTACGTGAGCAAGACAATGGCCTTTATGCTGAACTTAAAGTAAGCAAAACCGCTGCCGGTGACGAAATGCTGGAACTGGTGCGTGATGGTGCAGTTGACCAATTCAGCATAGGGTTCCAACCGCTTAAAGATATGAAACGTGCCGATGGTGTCGTAGAACGCATTAAAGCCCATCTTGCTGAAATCAGCATGGTTACCTTTGGTGCCTATGGTATGGCCGCTAGTGTCGCAGCCGTACGCGATGAGGACAAAACCCCGAACCTGTCGCAAGCAATGGCTATATTGGAACGATTAAAATGAAATCCGTTACCAAAACCATTACCACTACTGCCAGTAAAATCATTGACGCAGTTAACTTTAACCGGCAGGTTTACATTCACGTAACCGGAAACGGAATAGTTTATTTAGGTGACTCAAATGTCACAAGCAGCACCGGATTCTTAACCGAAAAAAATGCTATACCGTTTGTATTCAACGTTCCAGCCAACGAAACCGTGTGGGCTGTTGTCGCATCCTTAACTGAGGATGTCAGAATTCTATTACCGGATGGTGCATAATGCCTTGGCATATTGAAAACGATAACGCTGGATGCGATGGTTTTGCGGTAGTGAAAGATGCTACGGGCGAAATTGAAGGCTGTCACCGGACACGGCAACAGGCTAACGACCAGTTGGCTGCCCTATATGCTGCCGAACCAGCAGCAGCGCAACGCCAAATAGGTATGGAAGGTGAAGCGGAATCACCCGCTGAACAATCATTAACGGATCGTCAAAAAGCCTTATACAACGGTTACGAAACTGTTGTTGAACAGTTCGGAATGTTTGACAAAACCACCACCAGCAACGGCGCACATTATGTTGAACAATCCCCATTTACAGCCGAAGGCCTTATGTGCGCCAATTGTGTCTTTTATGAAGGTGGCCAAAACTGTGAAATAGTCGCTGGTGACATCAAACCAGAAGCCATTTGTAAACTGTGGATCATTCCCGATTCACTCATTACACCAACACGTTTAGCACAAGCAAAAGCATTACTTAAAAACCTGTCACCAGATCAGGTATAATCACTACTAGCCACACCTCTATCAAGCGCGGTAGACACCTCACCATTAGGTGACACCTCTCCGGCCTTGAATAAGACACCTGGGATACCACACGCCAATAACTTATTTAAGGATTTATTCATGTCTAACTCTTTCCTTGAGTCGTTGAGGGAAAAGCGCGCTGAAAAGGCTGGCTTGATTGAAGCCACCGTTAACCGCGCAGCAACCGAAACCCGCGACCTTTCCGATATTGAACTAGCCAACGTTCAGGCTTTGGATGTTGAAATCAAGAAACTTGATGAGCGCATCGAACAGATGAGCGAAATCGAACTACGTAACCAGAAGGCTGCCGAACTGGCCGCTAAAGTTGATGGTGGAACACCAGCAGAAACCCGTCAGGCTCCAGCCCGCGTTATCAGCGAGGAAGCCACCTACCATGAGAAGTCAGAAAACCGATTCTTTGCTGACGCAGTAGCAGCACAGTTCGGTGGCTCTTATGAAGCCCGTGAGCGCATCGCCCGCTACGAGCGTGAAGTTGCATCCGAGAACCGTTCCAGCGGATCGTCTAATTTTGCTGGCTTAGTTATTCCACAATATTTGGTTAACGAATTTGCACCGAAGCGTTATGCTGGCCGACCAACCGCTGACCTGTCAAACAAAATGGCTTTGCCAGCATCCGGCATGACCGTAAACCTTGGCAGAATGACAACAGGCGTATCCTCATACGTACAATCAAGCCAAAACACCGCACCAACATTCTCAAGCCCAGACGACACACTCTTGACTATTGACGTCAACACCATCGCATCGGCTTACGACATTTCTAAGCAAGCGGTATTGCGTGGAACTGGCGTTGAAGATCAAGTTCTCGGTGACGCAGTACGTTCATATCACACCAAACTTGATTCGTTGATCCTCAACGGTTCAGGTTCAAGTGGCGAACACCTCGGTATTCTTGGCACCAGCGGAATCAACTCCACCACTTACACCGATTCAACTCCAACATTTGCAGAGTTCTGGCCTAAATTAGTTGCAGCAGCACAAGACGTTGCAAGCAACTACTATGGCGCAGCAAACGCTATCGTTGCCCACCCATCCCTCATCGGATGCTGGCTCCGTGCGCTTGACTCAAGCAACCGTCCACTATTGACCCCAACCGCTAACGCACCAGTTAACGCACCAGGCCAATATGACCGACCAGGTTACGCATCTAACTACCAGATTCTCGGCCTACCTGTTATCGCTGATGCCAATATGCCAACCAACCTTGGCGCAGGCACCAACCAAACAGCAGTTATTGTTGGAAACTTTGATGAGTCCTACCTGTGGGAAGATCAAGGTTCACAACCACTCTACGTACGATTCGAGCAACCAGACGGAAA